TCCAGTGCCTCGCGCATTGCGCCGCGTTTGGCAGTCTGTGATCCGCCCAAGATTTTGTTGGCTTGCTGGAACAACTGAGACTCGCGCTCTAAGGCTGTCTGGAAGAGGCGAAAGTGCGCGGGGTCGTCGAACAGGGGCTGGAGCTTGGCCGTCGTCTCGGGCGAGTTGATGATCCTGTTGGCCGCGTTGAAGTTCGTCGACGGGTCCATGATGGTGCCGTACAGATTGCGCGCAACACCCGTGCGGAAGGCTTCTTTTTCTGCGTTGCCCATGCCGGACACCAGCTTGATCACCTGTTCATGGTCGAGCTTGTTGAAGTCGCTCATACCGGCGCGCATGGCGTCGATCACCTCCATGTCGCCCGCGTAGGCCTTGCGAGCGTCGCGGTACGCTGGGACGTTCTCGTCGATGGCGTTCACAAACACTTTGCGCAGGTCGCGCAGGGCGCTGGCCTCGGTCTTGGACAGGCCCTTGCCCGCAAAGCCGGACTCGATGGTGGCGTCGATGCCGCGCTTGATGTAGTCCAGCGTGCGCACATCGGGCAGTCGGGTCAGCTCCAAGACCTCGGCACCGCTTTCGGTGAATTTGCCCGAGGGTTTGTAAATCTCGGGCAGCGCAAACTTTGACGGGTCTTCGCCGCGAAGTTTTGCAGCCATGGCCTCGGTGTCAGCGATGCTGCGGGCCTTCTGGAAAAACTGCTGGAACTGCGGGTTCTTGAGCGCCTCAACGATACGAGGGTCATCCACATCGCCGTGGGCATAAGCGTCGTCGTAAACGGTCTGGGCCCGGCTGCGCAACTGTTTGACCAGATTGGCCTCGTCTGCGTAGTAGTCGCCAGGCTGCAGGCCTTTTGCAACCTGCTGGTATGTGCGCTCGCGTGCACCGGTTTTCTGCTGCGTGAGGGTTTTTTCCACCTTGCGCGTGCCCTTGCCGGTGCGTTGCGCCACGGCCTCGGCCAGGTCGGCCATCGCCCCGTCCACGTTGGCCAGCGTGCTAGGCACATTCATGGCGCGGTCCTTGGCCATCCTCTGCTCGATCTGCTGGGGCGTCAGGTTCGACTCCTTCATGGCCCCGGTGAACTTCTGGGCAGCTCGATTGGCGATCACGGCATCGCTTGGATTGAGTCGGTCGCGCAACCACTGGCCAGCGCCCGTTGCGCCGCGCATAACGACAGGGGTTACCAGTCCAATTCCTGCGCCCAGTGCCGCTCCCGCTGTGCCACCGCTCAAGCGTCCGCCCTCTTCTGCCGAGCCAGCGCCGGACACAGCCCCCGTGCCCGCGCCAAGTGCCGTCAGGCGGGCAAGGGTTCCAGCCGTAGTGCGTTGCGCCTGTAAAGCCGCTGCGGCCTGCCCACCGGGCACAAACATCATGCCAAGCGCGGGGGCCATGCCGCCGGCAAACTCTGCAACGGTGGATGCCACGGGAGATTCCTTGGAATACTGAGCGTACTCTTGGCGGATTTTTTGCAGGGCTTGCTCATAAGGTAGATCACTAAGATACTTTGCCTCCAGCTCATCGCCCCAGCCCATGCCAAGACCTTGCCCCAAGGATGCCCTTAAAAATCCTTTGACTTTATCGACCATTATTCATCCCCTGGCATTTGGGTTGCACGATATGACCCAGCGTTGATATCGTTGAAGCGTTTCTTGTTGCGAGCGTAGATGCTTTTCAGGGCGTCAGACGCGTTTCTCATGATGCGGCCCCGCTCTTCAATGCTCTTGGCTGACATACCTTGAGTGGCCAGCAGGGCAACCCGCTCGTCATTCGAGATCGCACCCGGGAACGTTGCCTTCAATTGAGACAGCGCGGCTTTTTCCAGCATGTTTTCCAGCTCTCGGGTGTTGATCACCTTGGGGTTTTTGCTGCCAACGGCCTCCAGTGCTTTGCGTTGCGCGGTGTCCACAAGCGATGTGTCAAACGTATTCGGATTGAGCTCCAGTGCTTTTTTCAGGTTGGTGTAAGCCTGAGAAGTCTGAGCCAAAATGTCCTCTGTCTCGGTCTTGAGCTTCATTTCAGGCGCTGTCAGCTTGGCTGCCTGTTCCTGCTGGAAGCCAAACTTCTGCTGCTGCAAGGCCGCGTTGGCTTGTTGCAAGCCCATGTTGGCCAGCTGCGAATTGATCAGCCCCATCTGGCGCTCCACATTCAGCTCGGCAATTTGGCTCACTCGCTTTTGATACTCGGCAGTCCCTGGAACCAAACCCTCGTCCTTGGCTTGCTTTCCAGCGGCAGACTCGGGCTGGCCGGACTTCACGTATTCCTTGATCAACTCGGTGGCCACGGCGCGCTTGTCTTTTATGCCCTCTGAGGCAAGCTGGCGCAAAGTGGTCAGATCTTCTTTGGCTCCAGTCATGCGCAGCTTTTGAACCTCAAGGCCCAATTGCAGACGGCGGTCACGTGTCTCTTTTTCGGATGCGCGGCGTTCTTCCAGCATCTTGGATGCAGCGCTACCAGCTGTGCCAAGCGACTCCATGAAATGGCCCGTTTTCGTTGGTGCACCAAACGCAGCGGCCAGGCGGAAATACATCTCCGCCTTGCTTGGGCCGGACTCCTTAGGCGCGTTTATGGCGTCCTGCAGGAGCTTGTTAAAGGCCTCGGACTCTTTGGTCATCGTGGCGCGCGCAGCGGTGAGCTCCTTGCCGTAGTCGTCACCCTGTGGGAAATACTTACCCAGCATGGATAAAAGCGCCTGATTGCGGTCGCCACCGGGAGCTGCACCAGGAGCCATGCCTGGAGCTGCAGGAATAGCGGCAGGCGGGGCCTCTTGGGCGGGAATCGGAGTGCCGAGCTCGTCGGTCATTCCGTAATTTCCCGCCAGATCGTAAATCGAAGCCATGTTCTTTTCCTGTGTTTAGCGGTTGAGCAAATTAATCAAGCCAGCGCCAGCCGATAAGCCTGTGGCCAACTGAGACAACCCAGATTGACCAGGAGCCGTACTTGTGCTGCTTTTTGTCTCAGAAGACGCCACGTTAGGGGCCATGCCGCGCACCTGCGTGCTGAGCCAGTCGAGTTGCGACTTGGGGTGTTGCAGCTCAAGCATGTACTGCTGGTACTTTGCATCGGCCTCGCGCTGCGCTTGTTGCTGCTGGGCATACCCTGCGGCCTCTAGTGCAGCCACATCGGTTGTGCGCATCTGCTGACCCTGCTGGGCCATAGCTGCCATTTGCTGCAAAGCCGACTGCTGGCGCTGCAGGTCTGCACCCGTAAGCTGACCGGATTGGGAGCCCAGAGTCGCCAGCAACTGCTGCTGCTGGCCAGTGAGCGAGCCGGTTTGCTGGGCCGCGCTCAAAAGCGCCTGCTGCTGCGCCTGAGTCAAACCGCCAAGCTGCGTGCCAATTTGGCCAAGCTGCCCCGCGCCAGACAAACGCTGGGAAATTTCCTGCTGCTCGGCTGCCGACAAGGCTTGCCCGCCAGACAAAATTGCCTGCTGCTGAGCCTGCGTAAGCTGGCCCAACTGCGAGCCGACTTGCCCCAAACCTTGAGCGCGGGCCATTTCCTGCTGAATTGCCTGCTGCTGGGCAGAGCTGAGCGCCTGGCCACCGGACAGGATCGCTTGCTGCTGAGCGGTGCCCAAGCCGCCAGCGGTGGATGCTAGTTGCGCTTGGCGTGCTGATTCTTGCTGGGCGGCAGAGAGTGCTTGGCCGTACCCGGCTTGCAAAGCCTGCGACTGTTGGCCAAGAACGGACTCTTGCGTGTCGCGCAGCGCCCGGCTGCCAAACTCGCCCATGCGCGTGCCGCCGAATTGGCCGGCACGAATAAACGAGTCCGACACCGCAGGGAGCAAGTTTTCTGAAAGGTTGCGCGCACCGAGCTTGGCGATCTGGTTGGTGACCGACTCGGTATAAGGGTTGAAGAACTGCCCAATATCCTGTGCAGATGTTTGCGCAGCCTGCTGCATGTACGGAGCGGCAGCTGTCAGGCCTGAGCCCTCAAGGCTGGCCTGCACATAAGGAGAAAGCGTGCGAGCGCCGGCACCGGTATCAACGCCACCAAGCGCAGACGCTTGTTGCGCCAAGTAAGGCGATGCCGCGCCAACGCCGCTGCTTTCAATCGCTTGTTGCACGTAGGGCGACAAAGTCGAACCGGCTGCACCGTAGTCAATCGCACCGAGCTGGCCAGCTTGTTGCGCCAAGTAAGGCGATGCCGCGCCAACGCCGCTTGTGCTTGTGGCCTCCGACAGCAAAGGCTGTGCGGCCTTCAGTGGGCTCATGCCTGCAGCCTGCGTCATGTAAGGCATTGCCGCCGCCATGCCACCAGGCGCAGTGGACAGTGCTTGTACGCCCTCTTGCGCTTTGGCCAATGCTGGCTCAAATGCTCCAAAATTGGCGGTTACCGCGTCATACGCTTTTTGTTGCTGCGGTTTTGCACCAGCTACCAGCGTCCCGCCATAAGGCGTGAACGGCGTGCTGGCCTCGTTGGTGGACTGGTAGATTTGGTTGTAAATCGCATCTTGCAGCCACTTCGGTGTCTCGGTGGTGCTGGTGACGTATTGTGACGTCTCAACCTTTTTGGGTGCCCCAAACAAGCTCATATCAAGCGCCTTTCAAATATGCCAACGGCGATTTGGCGTTCGCACTGAACTTGCCCCGGGCCATCGATTTGCCTTTGTGTTGGCGGATTTTAGCCCTCATCTGGTCCAGACGGCGAGCCCCATCGCTGGTCGAGCCGTCGCCCAGGAGAGCCACCGTCTCGGCGTCCATGACGTACTCGCCATCCGACAGACGCGCCGGGATGGTGTCGTCGCGGCCAGAGCCTCCGCCACGGGCCAGTCGAGTCAAAGCGCCGCCACGGGCGAGGTTTTGCGTTGGCTCTTCGGCAGGGTTGTCGTACATACCGCCGCTAACCTTGTCCCAGTTGCGGGCGATGTAGCTGCCGATCGGCAGGCCTTGAATTTTTGCCGCCGCGTTGAGTGTGTCCCAATTCCAGGTGCGCATCGGGCGGTTGAAGTATTCCTGCTGCTCGGGCGTCATCTGGGAAATCACTTGCTGCACCTGCTCGGGCGTTTCGGCGGCGCTGAACAACGACAAAAGAGGCAGCATGTTGGCCGCAGTGCCAAGGCTGAAACCTTTGTTGGCGGGTGCGTTATTCACTGTTCCTTTGGTGCCAGGCGTCAGCTCTGCTGTTTGAGCAGCGATGGTGTTCAAAGGTGAGGCTTGAATGCCTGTACCCATTTCTGGCTGCGCCGATGTGGCGGGAGCTTGGGGCTGGCTGTACAGCGAGTAATCTGCCGCCATGGTTTCTGGGCCTTTGAACGTTGGCGTCATGCCGCTGTCCACGCTGTAATCCATGCCAAGGCCAGCCGATGGGAAACTGGCGGTGTTCGCAGCCGGGGCTCTCAGTCCTTCAATTGCAATGTCCGAAGGAGCCTTCAGGCCAAGACCGCCAGTCTCGGCGGGCGTGATGTCGTAGATTGATTTTGGCTCTGGGGCCGATGGTGCCGCATAAGCAGCGGCCAGCCCGGACAACGCGCCCTGTGTCAGCGCTTGCTGAGGGTCGGCTCCCATGGTCAGCGCATTGCCAAACTGCTGGCCTGCGGTCTGCAAGCCAGCGCCCATCTTGCCGTCGAGGCCGCTGGCCATACCGCTGAGCGTGCTGCCTGCATAACCACCCACGCCGCCTTGCACAGCGCCGGTCAGGAAGTCACCACCCGTAGCGGCGCTTTGTGCGCCACCAATCAGGGAGCTGCCCAGCACGTTTTGCGCCGTGTTGCTGAGTGTCATGCCCGTGGCGTCGCCGATGGCACTTCCCAAAGCACCGCCAGCGCCAGCGCCGAGGGCACCGCCAATTGCGCCCTTTAGTGCATTGCCTCCAGCGGCAGCGGAGGACAGACCGCCAATTGCTGCGCTGCCCAACATGCCGGCAGCCGTTCCAGCCAAAGCGCCGCCAGAAAGTGCGCTACCGATTGCGGTACCGATACCTGGAGCCAAAATACTCAAAGCAATCGGCAAAATTGGAGCGATCTTCTTGAACAGCTTTTTAAGCCACCCAAATTCACGCAGTCCAGTTCGTGGGTTGATCGTGCCCGAGCCGCCGTAAGACTCAAGCAAGCGGCGCTCAAAAGGATTGATGTGCGCCAACTCGGAGTCGCCGCGACGCCCCATTTGTGCAATCTTGTTCAGGCCACCACGCGCAAAGCCTGGTCCGCCGTCGGTCATTTGTTGCTGCACAACTTTGAGGGCCAGCAAAACAATGGTGAGCATGTCCGGGTTGAATTGCTCTGGCAAATCCTCCGGGTCAAGCATGCCGCCCTGAATGGCGGTCTGGCGGAACTCGTTGTACGAGTCCGGGTTTTGCATGACGAACTCGAGCATTCGAACCAACTGATCAACCGAGTCCCGATCAATATCTTGGTCCTGCAAAAGCTCCTGAATTGCCTCTCCAACAGCCTGCATGGCTTGTGGATTGTTTTGGATCGAACCTAAAATTTCTTGATTCATGATAGTGCTCCAACAAGCCTCTCAGCCCATTCTCTCCAGTCGGTAAATCCGTAGGGAATTGGCAAGTTTCTGCCAATCGTTGTGTTGTTCAAAAACTGCATGCCCCAGTCCTGCCAGCGGCTCGCGTCGTCCAAACGACCAAAGGAGCCGTAGGCGTCGAGGTCGATGATCACCTGCGACGACCAGTCGAGCAGCTCCATTCCTGTGGGCATCGTGATGATCATCCCAGCACCGTCCTGTCGCCAGACTCGATGTGCGCAATGATCTGGCCCATCTGGTAGTCGCCGTACAGCGCGTTGGACTCAAAGCGCGCACGCAACTCGCGGCGCTGCTCTTTGAGCATCACGATCTGCTCATACGGCAGGTTGGCCTGCTCGGGGAATGTGAAGATTGAGCTTGTCACCTCGGGTGCGCGAGCGTTGGCACGACCGGTGATTTGTACGGTCATCGGACCCTTTTGCACAAAGTCCGGCTCGATGGTGCTGATGCGAAGATAGCCGTCTTGGCCCTGCACGATTGAGGACAGGTCGGCGGTCTCGAAATACGACTGGATTGGCGCGGCCAAGGTGCCGTCGATCTCGTCCACGCCCTGCTCATGCACCCAAGTGCGGTAGCCGCTGACCGTTGGGACGGCGTCCACCAAAATGGGGGCCATGAATGCGTTGTTGTACCCACCAGCCGATCGGCCCGATGCGGGCAAGGCGGTGTCATACCATGTGTTCTCGCGCACGTTGTAAATCACGGCGTGCGTGCATTCAGTGGCGTCGCCCTTGGGGTAAGCCCACCAGATTTCCCCAAAGCGCGGAACCTTCCAAGCAAACACCTTGCTGTGCTGCTGAGGGTTCAAGCCTTCAAGGAAATAGTTGATGTTCATCTGGTTGGGAACATCGCGCACCACACCGTTGAACATAAAGAACCGGTCCACGCCGGCCCAATAAAAAACACCGTCGTAATCCACCACCGAGTCGGCTGACAAGATGGAAGTGTCGGTGGCAATCGTGTCGAACTGAAAAACCGTAGCGCCTCCCGAGAATGTGGCACGAATCACCGCATCGTAGGCCCAGAAGATTCCAGCCGGGGCTGAGCCAGATCCTGCGCGAAGGGGCATGCCCTTGACAATCTTTTGGCTCCAAACCCGAGCAATACCGGAACCGGAGCCAGTCAGATCGGTCGGCTCGCCAGCCACGGACCAACCGACGATGCCAGCGGTACCGTAGTAAAACAAATAAGGATGCAACGCCACAATACCGCCAGTGACGTTGGCACCAGCTGGAAGCTGCACGCTCTTTAAAGGCGCGGTACCAAGCAGGTCGCCGTAGAAAATCTGGCCGCCCACATCGTTGCACAAACAACGTCCGTTGGGCGAGACGTGGGCAAGCAGCGCGTTGTATTGCGTGGATGAATCAAACACGGCCTGAAACATCCAGCGGTTGGCGTCCGAGGCAGTCAGCGCGTCCGAGCCTCCCACCATGTCGGTGTCGGTGACCGTGATGGTGGTGGCCGATGCCACGACCGCATATCCGTTGGTGGCCACGCCAGCCGTGGACGCCGTGATAGTGATCACAGGGCCAACAGCCACGGCGCTGTAATTTGGCACCGACACATGCAGGTTGATGTCTGTCGCCACAGCCGCAGCCGTGGTGGCCAGGTCAACGGTAAAAGCCACAGCACCGGACATGATCTGCACGCCGTTCACGGTGATGCCGTCCACAGAGCCGGCCGCGCCGCCGGTCAGCGTGACCGTGCCTGTCGCAGCCACAGCAATTGGCGTGCGGCTGGTAATCAGGCTGGCGTTCTTGCTGGCGTCAATCGTGAAGCGCTCCAGCGTGCCGGGGCCGCCACTGTGGCAATACTGCAACAGTTGCTGAGTGAAGCTCATGAAGCCGCGTGAAATCTCGGTTAGGTACTTGGAGATCGAGCGGTATCCGCCAATCTTGCGCGGCAGGCCACGCTGAAAGCGCACCCACTGTCCGTCGACGTAGAAGTCGCCTTCGAACTTGGTGCCGTCGCGTTTGATGCCCGGCTGAGAGCGCAGGATTTGCGTTGGCATCAGAACGTCCCGCCCACCACAACGCCAGAAGGCGCAATACCAAGAGCCGCATAAGCCGCCGGGCCGTCGGCTGCGGTAAAAACCGCGTTGCCCACAGCCGTAACCCCAAGGTTGATGCGAGCCGCACCCGCTGTCGTCGCGCCGGTACCGCCGTCAGACACCTGAATTGGCACAGCCAGGCCGCCCGTGTCGGCGTTGACCACATCGGTGCCGTCGCAGTACAAGATGGAGCGCGAGCCGGACGCCACCAAAACGCCAGCCCCCGCGGAGGTCTTGACCGTGAAGTTGTAGGGGCCCGTGGTCTCGTTGTTGACCCAATACTGCTGCACCGTCGCTGGGACGATGATCACGCGGTTGCCCGTCAGTGTGCCAGTGAAGCCGTAGGCGATGCGGTTGAGCTCCGTACCGGTCAGGGTGTAATTGCCCGAGCCTGCCACGTTGATTGAGGTGTAGTCGAAGGCGAAGGTCGCAGACTGGCCAAAGCCGATCGTGAAGTAACTGGTGCCGTCCGAGACGATAATTGCCGACTCGTTAGGCTGGAAGGACAGCGTAGGGCCGTTGTCGATCAGTACGGTACCGGTTGGGTCCGCCACGATCGCACCAGACCCGGAGTTGCGCAGGTAACAAAACCAGTTGTTGCCCACAACCGTTGGAGCAGGCAGCGTAAATGTGCCGCCAGCGCCGGTCCAGACAAACATCTGGGCGCGGTCCTGATCGCCTGCCGTGTAGTTGCTGTTGAACTCGGTGACGTCAATCGACTGAGCCAGCTGCGTTCCGTTGGCCACAATGCCGTTGCCAGCGAGCGACGATGCGTTGACCTGCGAGGTCGATGCGCCGTACTGCAGCGCCACCCAGGAGCCTGCTGCCGTGCTGTTGTTTGTGAGGTAGACCTGCCAGAGCGTGCCCGAGGCGATGCTGACCACCTGGACGCCGTCTGCACGCTTGACCGTGAACGTCGACGCGCCACGGTTGTTGAACAGGATGGTCTGGCCAGTTCCGGTACCGTTCGCAGGCGGCAGCGTGATGGATAGGTCTGCGGACGCCGGAGTGACGTCCATGATCTTGGTGGCCAAGTTCGAGCTGGTCGAGGTCTCATCGGGCCAGCTCAGCGTAATATCGGCAACAAGCGCAATCGCGCTGTAGTCGATCTCGCTGGGGTAGATGTTTGCGCCACCAAAAACGTCGGTGTATGTGGTCATGCTTCAGTCCTTTGGGCGCTGCGGTCCATGATTTTCTTGAGGTCCTCGCCGTTGAGCGCCTGGGCGGCGCGGTCGTACATTTGCTGCCAAGTGCCGATGCGCTCGTCCTTCTTCAAGAACGGCGTGGCCTCAAGCAATGTGGCGTACAGCAGCAAATCGGGCGCGTACTCGGTAAGCCAGTTGGTCTGGAAGTCCTCGCCCAAGAAGCGCGGCTGCTCGTAGTACATCACCTCCAGCGTGCTTGCTGCCGATGGGGTGGGGGTGATTAGCCAGTGGTTGTAGTCGTAGTCGGCGTAGAACTGCGGTGCGCCGGTTTCAGCCTCGTCGGGCCAGTACGAACGGCAATACTCATAGGCGCGGGCAAAAATCGGCTGACCGTTGACCGTCATACTGATCGTGTCGCGCCAGCGATCGGGCTTGCGGTAGGTGGCCACGCCAATTTGCAGGGGGGTTTGGACGGCGCGGATGAAGCCTTGAATCTTCAGCTCACGCGAGATGCGACGCTCGCCCAGTGTGACCAGGCGCGGCAGCTGCTCATAAACGATCTGGTCGCTCTCAGCGGTAAAGCCCCGCTCAAGATAGCGGCGCACATCTTCCAGCAAGCTGCTGTACGTCATCGTGTACATGGGGACTCCAGTAGGGTGTGAAGCCGCTGGTCCAGCAGGCGCTGTGTTGCGGGATTATAGGCTGGGCGGCTCATGAAGTCATCAAGCAGTCATTGTGGTGGCCTTGGCCTGCATGTCGGCAACCCGGCGGCTCCAGCCTTTACCAAATGTTCCCCAGTGCGGCAAGTCCATCAAAAAGGACAAACGGCGCTTGGCGTAATCCTCGACCAGGTCCTTGGGGTCAAACGAGGCCACAGCGGCCAGCGTCTTGGGGCCAATACCGCCATCGGGCTCAACGCCAACGCAGGCCTGCAACCATTTGGCCGCCCGGCCTGCGCCGCTGTTGACTGCCGCGTCAAAAACAGCGTAATCCACACCCTCCGGCAGGTCGTCGCCACGGATTTTGTCCCAGTATTTCTTGCGGTACATTGGACCTACAACCTCGGGAGTCAAAGCGCGCATGGCAGCCTCATCCACCTCGTGGCCAACCCACTCCTCCCAGACCTTCTTGGTCACACCCAGATTGGTCATGCACCCGGGTCGGCTGGATGATTTACAAAGCCACCTTCGTGATGTAAAACGGCTTTAAGCGCGGATTCGAAGTTGTCTTTCATTTCATTTCCTTGAGTTTCTGGATTTCACTGCCCTTGTCTTTGGAGCCCTGAGAACTTCCACGGTGGAAGTTCAGCACGGTTCCTGACATGGTGATGAGTGAGCCAAGGGCCATGTAGACCAGCTCTTTGTTTTGCTCGGGCACGCCTTTGACGAATGCAAACCACGCCAAGAAGATGGTAGCGGCAACAATTCCAACGTCCAGCGCATAAGCGGTGTTTTTGGCCAGCCACGACGCCTCTGTGGACTCCTGAATCTTGGCGTTCATGTCCCTCGCGCTGTCGGTGTTGGCGTTGGCGATCTCCAGCACCTTGGTTTCGTTGGCCATTCGGGCCAGCTCGCCGTTCTCCTGCATCTGCGCCAGCTCTTGCTTTGCGGCTGCGGCGGCGGCCGGGTCGGGCAAGAAGCGGTCGATCAGCTTGCCGCCAATTGCGGCCAGTGGGTTTAAGTCGCTCAGGTTCATCACGCGCCTTTCGATGTGGTGATCTGGTCTTCGCCTTTGGTGACCGTGACTTTTTCGCCTTCCACTGTGACTTTCATGGGCTGCTCTTTGCGATCCAGTTTGTCCAGCTTGTCGATCAGCTTGCTGCCAACCGATAGAAGTGCGTCGAGTACCATTATTTTTTCTCCATCTTAGAATCGGCCATAAATCGCCTCAATAAAAACGCGAACAGACCAAAGCACCACGCCGACGATCAGGACGGCGGCGATCAGTGCTTCGGCCCAGTCTTTCATACCGACCAAGGTGTGCCAGTGGCGATCACGGGGTTTTTCTGCAGCGCGATTTTCTGCGCCAAAGCAGCTTCAGTGGCTTCTTTGTGCACGCCACCAGCCCAGCACCAGCCAAGAACGTCTTGTTCTGTAACCTCTTCGTAAGGTTTTAGGTCAACATTTGCTTCAGGCTTGCTGAATGAGCAGGTCGAATAGATGGATGCTGCAAATTCACCATCTACAGCAGAGGCAGACCAATGTGCGGTTATGATGGAATTGTTCGATGTCAAACGGTCGCACTGAGTGATTGTCCAAGTGATAGTCATGATGAGTTCTTACTTTTGGTTAATGGGTTGAGTGGTGATGATTCGCAGCAGCGTGACAGCAACTGCAATTGCTACGCCCACAAACATCTGTTCTGTGGGACCAAGCGGGAGGAGACCGATATAACCTTGCACAACAGACAGCACCGCAAGGATGATAGAGAACCAGACGGTTTTGGATTTGAGAAGTTGTATCAGCATTGTGATCTTTCTTTAAAAGTAAGTGCAGAAGAATCCCAGATCGCCACCAGCCGATGTGACCAGAGCGTCCCAGATGTCGGGGTGTGATTTTCTTTGTTCAGTGCGTCGTAAAGTTCTTTAACGAACCCTGCAACGACAGCAACAACTAAAGCATAAGTAGAGCCAGTGAACGGCAAAGCAACAGCGAACAGGACAACCCCGGCAGCAAAGTGGAGCACCTTGTCTGCGGGGATGCTGCTTAGGCGTGTGAGGGCTTGCTCAATCATGCGACGATCCAGTTTGTCCCGTTGTAGAACACAGGCACAACAGATGAGCCGCTGCCAGCAACCGTAGCAAGAGCAACAGGAACCAGCGCATCAGTAACGTATGTACGCATACCCACTGTTCCAGCAGGAAGTGTCGCTACTGTGTAGCCTGTAGTGCGCAAAGGGCCGGAAACTTGCAGCTTTGCAACACCAGTGGCAGAAGTCAGGCCAACAAGATATTCCCCGTTTGCTGTAAGAGTGGCCGCCCGAGTAAAGCTAATAGCATCACCTGCTGTGCCGGAGGGGGCGGTGCTCCAGATATGTTGGCCTGAAAACTGCTGATAGCCAGTAGCTGGAACGCCAGTTGCGATGTAGCGGTACGTTGCCCCGGAACCGTAGTAGCCGTTGTGGGTCAGAAAGAAGTTGGTGTCCGTCCCGATCAGCGCGGCTCTCCTGATTTGCAGAGCGGGGCCACCTGCAGTCGCTGTGTCCCAGGCACTCGGCGTAACCCCCAAGCCGAGGTTGCTCCCGTCGAATTGCAGCGCAGACCCAGTGGTCAGTACTTTGGAGCCGTTGAGGTAGGCCACTCCGTTGGCTGTGCCGCCATTGAGGGTCAAAGCACCGGAGGTCGTCAGCGCGGCGATACCGGTGAGGTTCCCAGAGTCGTCCAGGATGCCCACCGAGTTTTGCACCAGCTTGCCGGTGGTCGAGTCAAAGCGCACCAGCGCGTTGTCCGTTGAGCTGCCTGGGCCCACCACATCGCCCGAAGCGCCCGCCTTAGTGGCCAGCACCTGCACCGTGCCGCCGTTGTCTTTGTAGAACAAGTGGCCGTCCGTGATGTTGATCGCCAGCTCGCCGTTGGCCAAGTTACCAGCCGATGGCGTTGCCGCAGCGGTTGTGCTGAAGTACAGCTGAATGGGTGTGTAGCCTGCTTGGGACATGATTTTTCCTCTCGAAATTTAGAACGTGCCGCCGGAGATATTTGACCACACTGGTGTGCCTGCGCCCGCCGACGTGAGCACCTGCCCCGCCGTGCCTGCCGCTGTGAATCCGTATGCCGTGCCTGTCCCGTAGGGAACAGCGCCCGCCACAGGCTCTGCGGTCCCGTTTGTGCCACCGCTGGCGATGCGTAGCCTTCCCCCCAAAGTAATGAACCCGGATGAGGTGATAGGGCCGCCACTTGCGGTCAATCCGGTTGCGCCGCCAGAAATGTTAACGGCTCTGACTGTGCCCACGGCAATGCCGCCACCCAGCGATATCGACGATCCGTTGATCGTGATCGACGAGAAGCTT